TTACTATACTTTTTGATCATTTTTTGTATCTTGACCCTCTTTTGCCTGGGTACAATTTTGATGATATTGGTCTACTTTCTTCAAGAATGCGTGTTGATACCGTACGAATTCACGTCCAGACACTTCAAACTTCTGAAACATAAAATCTTTGGTGCACATTAGAATGATTCCAGACTGTATTTTAGTGCCATAAACATAGTTATGGGCCATGCAATACGCTCCCAGCTGTTCAAAATAATCTTCAATCCATTCCCTACGTTTCGGTTTATTTGATTGCTTAAAGTCTATTATTGCCGGTTGGCCGTCATAGATTCCTACAACGTCTGTTGCACCTGCGTATAGTCCTGGATAGTACAACGTCACCTCCTGGCCCCATACTTCTTCCAGGTCCCTGAGCCCTGATTCTATAATCTTGTTCGCCATCGTTTCGGCCTGTTGTCCTAGTGGTGTTAGGTCCTTGAGCCCTGTACCATCAATATGGTGTTCGAGGTACTTGTGCATGGCTGTGCCACGCTCTGCAGCTAAATCTCGCGCAATGTCCGCAGTCTTCGGACCAAGACGCTGTCTCCATGCTTCAAGAGATGCTTTCTTCTCGGGACTCTGACAAGCAGAAAGGATCGTTGTCACACTCGGCAACTTCTCTTCTCGTATATCATAGTGTCTTTTACCACCGACCAATGTACGCATTGATCTAGGGTAATCATATAACTTATTAAATTTATAACTCATTCCATTTCATCCATCATCTGTTTAACACTCTTACTATCAAAGTAATCTTTCTTTTTATTTTTAATAACCTTAGACTTAAACTTAGGTGTTCTAACTTCTTTCGCTACAGGATTTGTTTTAAATATCCTGTCAAAATTCTTACGATACAAATCATCAGAAGGTCTACTGACCCCATCCCATTGTCTACCTTTTTCTTTTGTAGCCATAACCTTTCTCCCTGTCTCCATATAATTTAGTCCATGACCAACTAGTCAACATTGTTGACCAGTGATATAATAACTCTAATAAATACTTAATCATTTACGTCTCCTCTTTGATCTAAAACCGTATTTTTTATTATACTTTTTGTTACTAATTGTCTTCATTCTTCATCCATTTCTTGTACCATTTTAAATTAACTACATTGTTTTCGTATCGTTTGTTAGGTACTTCATCTAATACTTCTTTTGTATCAAGATTAACAAACACAAGTTCAACACCTAATCGGTCTTGTTCTTTAGTTGGAACTCTGTTAACCTTCCAACCGTTTTTTGTTCGTAAACTCAATGCTTTAACGTCAACCAACATGATGTTACCATCCTTGTCCATTACCGCCATATCAACAGGTCCTTGTGCTGATACATTATTAAATACAAAGAATCCTTTTTCAATAAAGAACTCTTGTGCAATCAGTTCAGCACGATCACCCTTGATATGTTTTTTATCTCTCATTAGATTTAGATAACATAAGTTTTAGGTTATCATTTTCTTCTGAAAGTTTATCTATAACTTTTCTTAAATCTTGAAGTTGTGTCTCTTGATCTAATATTGCAGCGCCTGCCTTACGACATTGTTTCTGCAAGTAAAGTTTTTGTTTAGTCAAGTTCTCAATTTGTTGTTCAAGATCATTGGGTCCTCTATCACTCATTGTAATCTATGAATGCCATCTGAATCAATTATAATTTCATCAATACTTTCAGCATCCACCTCCCCTTCAGAGTCACAAACACCACATTGTGCTGTAACTTCTTCTTTAGCCAGTTGATAAGGTATTCTAACATAACCATTACCTTTACACTCCGGACAAATTATTTTATTTTTCTTTGACTTTGCCATTTAGTTTCCTTGCTTTCTCATTTACTAAAATACTTATAGTTTGTGATCTACTTAAAACTGCATCTGGTTGTATTACTTTTCTTATCTTATCAATTAGATCATATGTCTTATGACTTAATGATACATTTTTATACTTTGTTATGTCTGTCATTGTGATATACTCCTTTCTTTGTTTATCATATGGGTTATATCCCACAAATTACAATAGGTGTCAATGAAATTTTTTTTAACAATTTATATCTGCTCAGTAGTAAACCAGAACTGCGCTGAAGTTCCAGTTCAAGACCATGCTTACGATAGATTTTATAAAACTCATTATGAGTGTGTTCAAAAAGGATTAGGTGAATCTTATGGTGTATTATTTGATGGTGAACATTTTACACTAGACGTAGTAGACACTATGCAATTATATCCTAAATTCATGTGTGAAAAAGTAGACTCATCTAATGAGTCTGAGGAACCAGTTTAATTCATATCAACTCCGCTGCTTTCCGTGCACGTACTTACAGCAGAGCAAACTCCAGGTTGCTACCTTGCGGTCATCGCTAACGTACAGGGAAATGCCATTGGCAAGATTTGGACGCCCTTGAGCTTTCAGTTCAGTGTGGCTGCCGGTAGGTCTCACCCGGCATTATATCTAACGCATCTTACTGCGCCTATCTCCGAAGAGCTACGAAGACCAATGGGCCACTAAATTTTATTTACAAATACATCCGTAAAAGTCACCACTACCATCATTCATCACATGAACATTGTACGGTGCATCATAATACGTTGTTAAATGCATTCTAAGTATGTCACATAGATCAAAACAATCTACGTTACTTAATAATTCTATCCCTTCTATCATCTCTTTTGTTACTTCTACTAGATGATAAAGTTCGTCGCTTAATAATATTAGTTCCATTATTAAACACCTTTATTTTCTTTTGCATCCTCACCCCCAACACGTGTACCAAACGCTATAATTTTCTTGACCCCTGTTCCCTGGATCTCGATGTTTGCATAAGGTTTCCATGCTTTCTTTATCAGATTCAATTCTAATACAAGATTAGACCACTGCTTCTGACTAATATTACTTCCCGTTATTACTAACTTCTTCATTTAAAAATTTTATCCTTTCTTTAAGCGTGTTTACATAATCAAGTTGCTTGTTAACCATATCAAAGTACGGACCCGGATAATTTATGTCATGCCCGGTTCCAATCAACAGCTTTAATTTATTGTCTGCAACTTCTAACAAACCCTCATTATATTCTATAAGTTCTTTCATTTTAAATTTATCTCCTTATCTTTTCTACCAGGTATCCATGCACGTACCATTGGTGCATCATCTAATCCATCCATAGAATCTATATACACAGTCAATTCACCTGCATGAGTTTTCATAGTTACATAACAAGTACCCTTGTTTCTAACATCTAATTTTATGCCTTTAGCATATCTTTTCTCAAAGTTGTTTTTCATTGTTTTCTCCTTTATTTCTTTCATGTCCTATATATAGGATATTATGTTAAGTTTGTCAACCCTGACCTTTATATCTATTTAAATTTTTTTGACGTTTTTCGTGTTTATTAAGGTTTTTCTTGTGTTGACGAGGCCCTCTTTTCTTAGGTTTGTCACGAGGTATGAAGTGTGTAAATTTTTGTTTGGCCAATTATTCTAACCATTCCTTTACAAAATGTTTGCCGCCATCGTCACGTGATGTTAACACAGGTAAATAAGTTATCTTGCCATTGACGTGTTGCTCTAAATCAGAACCACAATTCATACATCTATATAATTCAGGGGACAGACTAACTAACATAGTAATCTCACTACATGTTGGACATTTACCATTAACAATTTCTGCCTGTACTTTCATTACTCCAATATTAACTTTTTTATCGACAAAGATCCATCAATATTTTTTTCTAATTCAGCCATAGACTTTATGCACTGGTATTGAATGTTGTTATTTTTATTAGTTCTCATTGCGACACGTTTGCCCTTTAAGCATTGAGACATCGACTCTTGTATTCTGTGTTCCTTAATCTCTCCATTGACAATCATAAGAAGAGCGATAATTAACTCTGTCATAAAATTTTACCCTTGTTTTCACCTTGCTTGATAACATATTTTTGTGTACCATGCTTGCCAATTTCTACTTCTTTTTTTAAATTTTTTGCTAGACTCGCAGATTTGTTTTCTTTGTTTATCTGTGCGATGTGATCTAAAACTTTTCTATTGATACGTCCCGTTGCCATTTTGTCTTACCTTATCCTTAAGTGTTTCAATATCAGTCAATGCTTTATCTAACTGTTCTCTTAAAAATTCTATATTAACTTTGTTAGTCATGTTCATCTCTTGAGTCTCTTCCATTTTCTCGACAGACTTATACAAATCCTCTATTAAAAAATGTTGTTCCTGGTCCGTAGGCACTTGTTCAGACTTCTTTAACAAATCATTTTCAAATAGCTCACGTGATGTCTCCAGCGATACCAACCTGGCCGTCAGCTCGGTATAAGCAAACACACCCATTGCAACTAGCACGATCAGTGAGGCTACGGTTTTCATCGGCATCTGCACGCGTGCCTCTTCTCCGATGTTGAGTGGTTTGTTACTCATTTCTTTTTCTTTTTCTTTGTAAATTTAGATTCTAATATTTTAGCAATACTTTCAAAAAAGTTATCTATAACTTCACAAAATTTCATAATGTATTTATCTATCATCTAGGTACGTACCCCGGTTCCATATAGAAGGCCATTAGAACAAGTAATATAATTAATATTCCCGTGAAATAATAATTCATTCCTGGCCACCTCTAAATTCATAACTAAAATATAATAGATCCTAATACAAAACCTACTACAACACAGATTATCTCTGTTCTGTAGTGTAATTGCCAGACCATAAGTTTGTCTTTGTATTTATTTATCATCGCCTTCCTCCAAGTTTTTCAGCTTATAATCATAACTGCCCTCTTCATGCTCGTCTGTGATCCATTTAGCTGAATTTTCCACGGAGTATATCTTACTTGTAACAAGTCTGTTAATCAAGTTTTTGTTTGGGTCTACACCCATCGATGCATCAAACATTTTAAGCCTATTATTGGGCTGTATTGCAAAGTTTCCATCCTCTAATTCAAGAACGTGACCACATTTATGTTGGTCTGGTTTCTCTGCGTAACCAAAATTTAATTCGTTAAAATCACCTGCGCACCAATCAATTGTAAAAAGATATTTACCTTTACGTTTTACTTTACGTCTTGATGTGTATTGCATTGTTGCTCCTGCAAGTTCATAAAAAGTTGTAACACTTACATTGTAACTAAAACTGTCCCACATAACTACTTCGTCTAATGGTAACTCCTTTACTCCAGGTTTTGTACAAAACGCTGTAATAGGTGCTCTCCACCATAGACCACCATCTTCCATTAAGAAATGAAACAAAGGTACTCTGTTTGGTATAGAACTAAAACCAAATACCCCTACTTCAAAATATTTATCATGTGAATCTTTTTGATCTCTTAAATAATTACCTCTAACGTAACATTCTATTACCGGTATGTTTGCATTTAAATAAGCCATTAGTCGTTTATCTCCCCCCAATTATTACCATGTTCATAATCAACTTTGTTTGGTACTTCTAGTTTAACAGCGTGTTCCATTATCTCAATTACTTTTTTAGCTTGTGCGTCACTTTCAATAGATAGGTCTAGTTCATCATGTATCTGTATGTGAGGTACAATACCCTCTTTATATAACTCTAACATAGATTTTTTTGTCATATCTGCTGCAGATCCTTGTATTAATTTATTTAATGCTTTGTATGTGTAAGCTCTCTTGATCCCCGGTCCATGTTCCGCCAACGCATCTTCATGTGTCATAGCTTTAT